ATAAAGATGAAGAAGAAATGGACGAGTCTGAAGATAAAGAAGAAGACGAGAAAATGGACGAAAATGATGTATCATCTGATATCGGAAAATCCGACAACAAAGTTGCACCAGCAGCTAACGATTCTTCAAAAGTAGGACAAGGACCAGAATCAGAAGGTTCTGACAAGAAAGCCGGTGATGAACTTGGCGACCACGAAACTGTTGACGACTTAACAGAAGTTGAAGACAAAGACGAGGAAGACCTTGACTTAGATGAAGTTCTTAGAGCACTTACAGAAGAAGACGCAGAGGAGCAAGACGCGGAAGAGAATGAAAAACTCAAGAAAGAAATAAAAGAGCATCGTAAAGTAATACACTTTATGAGAAGTAAATTAAACGAAGTTAATTTATTGAATGCAAAACTACTGTTCTCAAACAAATTGTTTAGAGCATTTGGATTGAACAACAACCAGAAGTTAAAAGTTGTAGAAAACTTTGACAGAACTAAAAACTTAAGAGAAGTTAAATTGGTATACGCTACATTAGCAGAATCATTTAAAAGACCTTCAAGTAAATTAGTCGAGTCTAAGGGTTCAAGTTCAAAACCAACTCGTTCAACAAAACCAGCTAAATCGCAGGTATTGTCAGAAGGAGCAGAGTTAAAAGCTAGATTCAAGAAATTAGCAAACATACTTTAGGAGACTAAGAAAAATGAGTAAATTAAATTCAATTGAATCTTTGATGGACGGATATAATCCACAAAGACAATTATTAGAACAAACTCGTCAGTTAGTTACTAAATGGGAACCAACAGGCCTATTAGAAGGTATGGAAGATGAAACACAAAGACACGGAATGGCAGTTCTGCTTGAAAACCAAGCAGGTCAGTTAATCCAAGAAGCATCAGTTACTGGTGGACAAAACGCAGAAGAGTGGAGCGGTGTAGCTTTACCATTAGTTCGTAGAATTTTTGGTGAGTTAGCAGCACAAGATTTTGTATCAGTTCAACCAATGAACTTACCTTCAGGTCTTATCTTCTATCTTGACTTCAAATATGGAACTGCACAAACAGGCAACCATACAGAAAACTCAGATGTATATGGTAATACATCAGGGTCTAACACAGACGCAACAGGCGGTTTATACGGCGCAGGTAAGTTTGGATACTCAATCAACGACAAAGACACAGCATCACAGACTATTGGGACAGCAGCATCAGCTTCTACATTCTCAACAGCTTCAGTTAACTGGGACGACGTCGAATTTGAGCCAGACCTATCAGCTTCAGTAGGAATCGCAGATAATGCAGATAACGCATTGATTAAAGTCGTGACATCAGGAGCATCATACACTAACGAAGACCAAGACGGCGTAAGAGCTTTCTCAATCTCAGGTAGTGGATTTGATGAATTCTTCCCTGCATACACAAAATTTGATAAAGATGCTGATACAATTACATTTATTGTAAGACAATCAGTAACATCAGGTCTTGTAAATGCAGTGGTTAAATATCACGCACAACCAAGCACAAATTACAGCAGAACTGATTTTGAAGCTACAGCAGCTAATGTAGACGCAAACCCTGAAACTGATATTGATATACCAGAATTAGATATTGCGTTAAAGAGCATTCCAATTATTGCCAAAACTCGTAAGTTAAAAGCAGTATGGACTCCTGAGTTAGCACAAGACCTTAACGCTTACCATTCAGTAGACGCAGAAGCAGAACTAACATCACTATTAAGTGAGTACATTTCAATGGAAATTGATTTAGAAATTCTTGATATGTTGAAAGCAAATGCTTCAGCAAAAACTGAAAACTGGTCAGCAAGAGTAGGATTTGAATACAATTCATCAACCGAACTCTTTGAGGAACAATCAGGTGCTTCAAACGCATACACTAAGAATGAGTGGTTCCAAACACTTGGAAACAAAATACAAAGTGTAAGTAACGCAATTCATCAGAAAACACTAAGAGGTGGAGCAAACTTTATAGTTGTATCACCAGAAACTGCAACAATCCTTGAATCAATTCCAGGATATGCAACAGGTGCTGATGGCGACGCTACAACTCAGTCATTTGCTATGGGTGTTCAGAAAGTAGGGGCAATTAACAACAGATACACTGTTTACAAAAACCCTTATATGTTAGAAAACGATATATTAATTGGTTTCAGAGGTGCAAACTTCCTTGAAACAGGTGCGGTTTACGCTCCATATGTACCGTTAATTATGACACCACTAGTTTACGACCCTAAAAACTTCACGCCAAGAAAAGGTGTGATGACAAGATACGCTAAGAAGATGGTTCGTCCAGAATTCTATGGTAAGGTCGTAGTTGCTGATGTAAACTTCGTGTAAGTTAGCATTATCAATTAACACTAATAGTTGAATAAGCATACGAAAGCCCCTATTAATTTAGGGGCTTTTGTTTTTTTAAATTAAATTTAGATACTTATAGATATAAGGTTAATTTCCAGCCTTGGCGACGGATGTCGTAGGTATTGTAATCTTTACAATTAAAGGATTTGGGAAGCAGGAAATCCCCTTATTGCATGGAGAAAAATAATGGCAAATGTAACAAAAGCTAGTATTAAATCAAAACTAAGACGAACACACGCAAACTATATGGACGACTTAGCAGATTCAATAGCTACTTTAAGTGATACACAAACTATTACTGGTAATACAACTCAAAACGCTTTGATTATGGGAGTTCAATCAGTCGCAGCAGCAGGTTCAGACCAAGCTGGCGCAGGAGCAATCGTTCAAGGTAGTGGAGCAGTTGTAATCGTAACAGGTGCAGATGACGCAAAAGGTGTTAGACTACCTTTATTATCAGATTGTACTGTTGGAGAAGTATATTTCGTAATGAACAATCTTTCAAATAAGACATTAGAAATATATCCTGGTTCAGGTGACGCAGTTAATGTATCATCAGACAATACAGCGATTACAGTAGCAGCCGACACAATCACTATGTTCATATGTATGGACGCAGCTGAATGGTTCGGAGCAGAGTTACCAGTAATAGCAGCATAATAATTTCAGTCCTGAAACTGATTATTATAGTAATAAAAAGCCCCCTATTTTATAGGGGGTTTTTTTATACAAAAATTTAATAATTGATATTTATTAATGTATATACAATTACTATTAATAGGAGAATTTTAATGGCTCAAGAACCAATATGGCCAGGTTCGGGTTCTGCGGTAAGCGAATCCACACCATTTGGGTTATATGACAATGACACAGAATTCCAATCAGAAGCCCCACAAGTTGCAACTTGGTGTGCAAGAAGATTAGGATATCCAATCGTAGATATAGAATTACAAGACACGCAGTTTTATGCTTGTTTAGAAGAATCCATATCAGAATATAGTGCCCAAGTCAATCAATTTAACATTCGTGATAATTTATTACATCTAAAAGGACAATCAACAAGTTCAAACTTTACTCATAAACGAGTAAAATCAACTTTATCTGAAAATATCTTTATTTCAGAGGAATATGGGCAAGAAGCATTAGTTGGTGGTTCATTAGAAGTAAAAAGAACAGCAGTATCAGTAAATTCAGGTAGTCAAGTTTATGATTTGAATGCATTAGTTGCTGAAGCAAGTGAATCAGGTGCGTCTATTGAGGTTAAAAGAGTTCATTATGAATCAAGACCAGCAGTTACAAGATATTTTGACCCTTATGCGTCAACAGGTTTCGGAACATACAATATGTTGGATGGATTTGGATTCGGAAGTTATTCACCGGCAATCACTTTCGTATTACAACCTATGTATGCAGATTTACTAAGAATACAGGCAATTGAATTTAATGACCAGATTAGAAAATCAGCATACTCTTTTGAAATTCGTAATAACCAATTACGAGTATTCCCAATCCCAACAGAATCAGGTTCGTTATTCATTGAATATGTAAAAACTGACGATAGAGACAACCCATTAAGAACTCGTTATAGTGGTTCAGTAGATGTGGTATCAGATTATTCAAATGCACAATATGATTTTATGGTTTATTCCAATATAAATGATGTTGGTAAACAATGGATTAGAAAATATGCATTAGCGTTAGCAAAAGAGTTATTGGGTATTATTCGTTCTAAATATGGCAGTATTCCTATTCCAAATGCAGAAGTTTCACTTGACGGAGATACATTAAGAGCCGAAGCAACTGCAGAAAAAGAACAATTAATAGAACAATTGAGAGAAAACTTAGAACAAACAAGTCGTAAGGCACTTATGGAAGCACAAAGAGATGAATCTGAATCTCAACAAGAAACACTTCGTAAAGTTCCTTACCCAATCTATATAGGATAATTAAATGCCACAAAGATATTATGGAGCAAAAGATTTGGCAACCATAGAAAAGTTCAATAGAGAACTTTTAGGTGAACCAAATATTGACGATTGCGGAATTATAGACCAATTTGTAATACTTTACAGAGTTTCAGTTTACGAAACAGAAACAAATATGTACGGAGAAGCATCCGAAGGTAAAGTTTATAAACAAGGTGTGAAGTTGCCGTGTGTTGTTGATGCTTCAGACTTTGATTTCAATTATGATGACTTCGGACCTGACAATAGACAAAGTGTTTCATTTGCATTCCAAAGAGCATACTTAGTTGAGGTAGATTTAAAACCAGAAATAGGCGATATAATGCAGTGGAATGATGGTTATTTTGAAGTAGATAAGTTCAATGAAAACCAATTGATAGGTGGACAACCTGATAATAGTCATTCAATAGTAGTGTCAGCTAATTTAGTTAGAAGACCAACTGTAAACTTAGAAGAATATAGAGGATTTTAATGCCAAGAAATAAACCAATACCAAGAAGTCAACGACTAATATTCAATCGTGGAGAAAAGATAAGTCGTAGTTCACCAGGTGCCAAAGATGATGTAAAAAATATATCAGTCGGTATTATGGATATGGACTCTGCTATTATGTATTATTTCAATGAAGTAATAAAACCAGAAGTAGAAATCAATAAAGAAAAGGTAAAAGTTCCTTGTATTTACGCATCACCAGAAAGGTGGGTAACAATTTCTAAACAAGGATATCTAAGAGATAAGAAAAAACAAATTATAGTTCCATTGATTGCATTTAAACGAACAGGTATGAGTCGTAATGATAATATGCCAATTGATAAATTAGATGCGAACGACCCAAAACATTTTTACACATTTCAAAAAAGATACACACAACAAAATCGTTTTGATAGATTTAGTGTTCAGAAAAATTTAGAACCAAATAGAGAATATTATAATGTATCTATGCCAGATTATATGAATCTAACATATGAATTTACCGTATGGACTTCATACATTGAACAAATGAATCGTATTGTAGAAAAAATTAATTATTCAGACGGAGCATATTGGGGTCAACCAGGTAAGATGAGATTTAGAACTCAAATAGAAAGTTTTTCGGACGCATCACAAATAGATGGAGAAAAACTAATTCAAACTACTTTTAGTGTAAATCTATATGGATATATTTTACCAGAAACATTTGATAGTAAAACAACAACACAAAAATATTTAACACCTAAAAAACTTATAGTAAGGGAAAGCACAGAAAAGACCATAGTTGATAATGCCGGTCAAACGATAGACTTATCATCAAATGCAGCAGAATTTGGTGAAGTAACAAAAGATATATTTTCTATATCATTAGAAAACTCTTTGATATTAAACCAAGGAACAGGTGTAACGATATCAAATACTGGTGTTGGATTCAATGGTTCAACAGAATTATCACAAAATATAGCTATTGGTCAATCAGTTGGAACAACCGATAGTGTAACTTTTAATCAAGTTACAGCTAGTAATAGTGTTCAAATCGGAGACGCATCAACAATTTATTCTTCAACAGGTATAAGTGGTAGTATTGATGTTACGGGTTCGTTAGAAACCACAGGTGATTTAACCGTTCAAGGTAATACAACAATCACAGGAACACTAACAGCAAATGAGTTTCATACAACATTTACTTCCGCATCAATCATACTTGCAAGTGGTTCCACAAGATTTGGTGATACACTTGATGATACTCACGAGTTTACCGGTAGTGTAGATGTAACGGGTTCATTTAGTTTAAATGGATATAGTGTAAACGAAATATCAAACGATACAACTTTAACAGACGGAAGTGCGACCGCATTAATAACTGAAAATGCAATAAAAACTTACATTACAGAGAATGTAACGGATAGTGCAAATTATTTAAGAAAGAATTTTTTCAAGTCATCAGCAAGTATAACAAATGCCACAACAGCTAGTTTTACAGCGGTCACGGCATCCGCACCAACTGGATTAACTTCCACTACTGAAAATGACTTTGTGTTCTTTATCAATGGACAATATATGGAACATAATGCATTAGCGATACAACAGAAAGGAAGTTCATTAGAATTACACGTTGATACAGGTAGTATTGGATATATTTTAGAAAGTGATGACGAGATTTTAAGTATTGGTAAATTTAATTCATAGGAGTAGTAATGAGTGCACCTGAATTTCAATTAAAAAAACCAATAACGATAGAGTTAGGAACAGGGGTTAGTGGTGTAAGAAACGGAGTGGATTTTACCACGAGAGAGTTTTTTTTATCAGATGACCAAAATGTCACGATTAGTATTGGGCAAGATGTTGAGACCACTGCAAATGTAGTTTTCAATAGTGTTGTAAGTTCCGATACGATAAAAGTTGGAAGTGGAACTTTGTTTTTAGGTGACGGATTTATAAGTAGTTCAAATAGTGTAGTGGGTCATACAGGTAGTTTAACGATTACAGAAAATGTAAACGCAACATCAATGACTACAAACGGACAATTGAACTATGGAAAATTTGAAGTAAGTGTAACGGGTTCAACAACTATATTTGCAAGTGGTTCAAGTAGATTTGGTGATAGTTTAGATGATACTCACAAGGTATCGGGTAGTTCAAACATTACGGGTTCATTTGAATTTAATGGAAACACTATAAATGAAATATCAAATGATACTGCATTAGCTGACGGAAGTTCAACTTCATTAGCAACTGAAAATGCCATTAAACAATTCTTTTTAAATACGGGTATTGTGGACAAAAATACCTACAATAGAAAGTCATTTGTTCACACGGGTAGTTTTACAAGTGCAAATACTTCAAGTTTTACAGCAGTGACTGCTTCTGCACCAACAGGTTTGAGTGCAACAAGTGAGGAAGATTTTATGTTTTTTATTAACGGAATGTTAATTGAAAATGATGCTTTGGAAATAGTCCAAAAGACATCAACAAATTTAGAATTAAGATTAAATACAAGTGAATTAGGATATGAATTAGAATCAGATGATGAGGTCATAGGATTCGGTAAATTTAATTCATAGATATTTATAAGTAGGAAAAATAAAAGAGAAATATGGCCGATTTAAAATCAAAACAAATTAAATTCCCTTTAACAGGGACGAGTGTAGTATCAAGTTCAGCACAAATAGCTACTGACATTAGTGGTTCATTTGTCGCAGATAGTGGTAGTTTCTCAACAAGAATAACAACCGATAGTGGTAGTTTTTCTACAAGAGTTACAACCGCAGAGTCAGAATTAAGTAATACATTAATATCAGGTTCGGCTCAAATCGCAACCGACATTAGTGGTTCATTCGTTGCACCAAGTGCTAGTTTTTCTACAAGAGTAACAACTGCAGAAAATGTGGTATCGAGTTCAATTATATCAAGTTCGGCACAATTATCCACAGACATAAGTGGGTCATTTGTGGCACCGAGTGCCAGTTTTTCTACAAGAGTAACGACCGCAGAAACAGAATTAGGAAATACTTTATTTAGTGGTTCAGCACAAGTTGACCACGATTCTACTACAAACTTTGTCGCAAACGAACATATAGACCATAGTGGTGTAACTTTAACAGCTGGTGATGGTTTATCAGGTGGTGGTGATATTACAACGAATAGAAGTTTTGCAGTTGATGCTACCGTATTAAGAACGAATAGTGGAGCAATTTCATCATCAGCACAATTGTCAACCGATATTAGTGGGTCGTTTGGAGCACCAAGTGCAAGTTTTTCAACAAGAATTACAACCGCAGAGTCGGAGTTAGGTAATACTATATTATCAAGTTCAGCTCAAATCTCTGATGACATAAGTGGTTCTTTGTCCGTAGCAGCAGTTGCAGGATTAGGAGCAGGAATCATATCTGGTTCAAGTTCTAATAGTAGTTTAACAACAGCAATCGTTAGTGAGGGAGCAAACATAGTATCGGCATCCGCACAATTGTCCACAGACATTAGTGGTTCATTTGCGGCACCAAGTGCAAGTATTTCAACAAGACTTACAACAACAGAAAATGTGGTATCGAGTTCAGTTATATCGGGTTCCGCACAAATCGACCACGACGCAACTACAAACTTCGTGGCAAATGAACACATAGACCATAGTTCAGTAAGTGTAATTGCTGGAACAGGTATGACCGGCGGTGGAACAATAGCAGCAAATAGAACTTTAAATGTCATTGGTGGAACAGGTGTTACTGCAAATGCAAACGACATCGCTATTGGACAAGATGTTGCCACAACAGCAAATGTTCAATTCAATCATATTAGTGCGAGTGGAAATATCAGTAGTAGTAGAGGTAGTCTTTTAGGATTTGACTCGGGTTCATTTAACATAAATTTAGGTGTTGGAACAACCACGCCAGCAGAATCACTCGAAGTGGTAGGTGCGATAAGTGCCAGCACAAGTGGTTCATTTTTAAACATTGACGCCCCACATATCAAGTCGACAAACATTCACGGAACAATTTTAACTGCAACGCAAGGAACAATAGACCACGATAGTTTAGCAAATTTCGTAGCAAACGAACACATAGACCATAGTGGAGTAACAATCACCGCAGGAGCAGGTCTAACAGGTGGTGGAACAATCGCATCTACAAGAACATTAGCAGTTGGAGCCGGAACAGGTGTTACGGTAAATGCCAATGATGTAGCGATTGGACAGGCAGTTGCAACAGATTCAGATGTAGAATTCGCATCCGTAACCACAACAGGAAATATTACCGCACAAGGTGATGTTATAGCACAAAATTATATAGTAAGTTCATCAGTAACACATATGACTTCGTCAATACGAAGTGGTTCAACCGTATCTGGTGATACACCAGCAGATGACACACACCAATTTACAGGTTCTTTATCTATAAGTGGTAGTACAATAGACATAACAAATACAATGACGGCTTCATTGGCAAGTATATTTTTACAAAACAATGGACACTTCAGTAGTAGTTTAGGAACTATAAAAGGATTTAGTGCGATTGACGGAACCACGATTACAGGAACAACATTTACAGGTGTTTCTGGTTCGTTTAGTGAAAACTTAGGTGTAAACACAACCACGCCAGCAGAGGCACTCGAAGTAGTCGGTAGTGTTAGTGCGAGTGCAAGTGGTTCTTTCTTAAATGTAGACATTACAGATAACTTAGGAGTTACAGGTAAATTTACATTACCTAACATTACAGATGTATCAGCTTCTATCGCAAGTGCGATAGCAGGTGGTGATGATATGGGTAATCATACAGCAACACAAGATTTAGATATGGACGGAAATGATATATTTGATGTCCAACATATTAGTGGTAGTGGAAACATAAGTGGTAGTTTAGGAAATATCTTAGGATATAAATCAGGTTCTTTCCAACAATTAGACGCAAATGTTGTTTCCGCATCATCAGTTCAAGCAACAAACTTAACAGGATTAGTCGGAACTGCAACGCAAGGAACAATAGACCACGACTCATTAGCAAACTTCGTTGCCAATGAACACATTGACCACACAACAATAACATTAACAGCAGGAGACGGACTATCAGGTGGTGGAACGATAGCTTCAAACAGAAGTTTTGCAGTAGACGCCACGGTTTTAAGAACAACCGGTGATAGTGTAATATCAAGTTCGGCACAATTAGCAGACGATATTAGTGGTTCTTTCTCAACAACAGCAGTTGTAGGATTAGGAGCAGGAATCATATCTGGTTCAAGTTCCAACAGTAGTTTAACAACAGCAATAGTCGGTGAGGGAGCAGGTATATTATCTGGTTCGGCACAAATAGCTGCTGATGTTAGTGGTTCATTATCCGCAGCAGCAATCGTTGGATTGGGAGCAGGTGTTATATCAGCATCCGCAATGGTTGACCACGATTCCACAACAAACTTTGTAGCAAACGAGCATATTGACCATAGTTCAGTAAGTGTTGTAGCAGGAACTGGTTTAACAGGTGGTGGTACAATAGCTGCAAACAGAACTTTAAATGTTGTCGGAGGAACTGGTGTAACAGCTAACGCAAATGACATAGCGATTGGACAAGACGTAGCAACAACTGCCAATGTTTTATTTGCAGCAATTAGTGCAAGTGGTGATATTAGTGGTAGTCAAAGTGGTTCTTTCTTAAATGTAAATGTAACGGACAATTTACACGTAGCCAATGATATTAGATTAATTGATAATGGAAAGCTTCAAATAGGTTCTGGTAATGACTTACAATTAAAACACGATGGAAATGATTCTTATATAGCCAATAGATTAACGGGTGATTTAATTATTTCTAATCAAGCAGACGATAAAGATATTATACTTAAGTCAGATGACGGTAGTGGTGGTAATACAGCTTACCTAACATTAGATGGAAGTGCAACAAAAATTATTATAAACAAAAATATGAGATTTGCCGATAGTGTAAATGCATATTTTGGTGCTGATGAAGATTTAGAAATTAAACACGATGGTTCTAATAGTATTATAAAAGCAGATGGAACTGGAAATCTAACTATAAGACAAGATACTGCTGATGCAGATTTAATATTAAAATGTGATGACGGAAGTGGTGGAGTAACTGCATACCTAACATTAGATGGTAGTACAAAGACATTGGAAGCTGCAGTTCCAACAAACTTCGCAGCAACATCTTCACACGCATCAATAAAATTAAATCACGCAGGTCATTTAAGTGGTAGTTTAGGAACAATCACAGGTATAAAACAAGCAAATATTACATCTGGTTCATTTGATTATATAAATGCAACAGGACTAATGACAGCATCAGGTCTTGAAACAAGTGGTGATATTATAGCATTTGGTTCATCTGATAGAGAATTAAAAGATAATATTCAACCAATTGAAAATCCATTAGATAAAATGGAAAAGATTGGTGGTTATACATTTGTATGGAACGACAAGCAAAATGTTTATAAAGGAAAAGACATTGGTGTCGTAGCACAAGAAATACAATCAGTTTTACCAGAAATTGTAGCAACTCGTGCTAATGGATACTTAGGTGTTAAGTATGAAAAGATAGTTCCATTATTGATAGAATCAATCAAAGAATTAAAGAAAGAAGTAGAAGACATCAAACAAAAATGTGATTGTTTGAACAAATAGTTTTATATTTATATACAACAAGGAGTTATAATGGTAAAGAAAAAGCAAATTAAATTCACCAAAACAGAAATAGAATCATTAGAAAATTTGAGAAATGCTTATGCATTTATTCAAAATTCTTTGGGTAATTTAGAGATTCAACGTTTACAAACTGAACAAACATTAGAGAGAATTGAAAATCAAAAAATTCTTTTAGAAACTAAATATGTTCAAGAACAAACAAATGAATCTAATTTACTTGAACAACTAACCAAAAAGTATGGTGTTGGTAATTTAAATATTGAAACTGGTGAATTTACACCAGTTAGTTAATTATTTTACCCAATCAAAGCATTTTGGGATTTAAGGATTATATTTATAGTAGTATAATTATCTACAAGATAGTAAAAATAGGAGAAAGAAAATGGCCGAACGAATAGTAAGCCCTGGTGTTTTCACCAGAGAAAAAGATTTATCTTTCTTACCTGAAGGAATAGGCGAAATTGGAGCAGCATTAGTTGGACCAACAGATATGGGACCAGCATTTGTTCCAACCGCAATTAGAAATTTAGGTGAGTTTGAGAAAATTTTCGGAAAAGAAAATCAAGATTTTTATGTTCCTTTTACTGCAAAACAATATTTAAAAAGTGCAGGAACCGTAACAATCGTGAGAGTTTTACATTTAGGAGGATACGCAAACGATAGTGTCGTATTGAGTATCAGTAGTTCACAAGGACACAAAGTAGCAGCAGTTCTAAAACCTTCAAGAGGCGCATCAGACCCTAACGCATTAGAGTTAGCAGGACCATTAAGTGCTTCAATATTGCAAACAAAAGTATCTGCAAGTGATTTTACTTTAGAATTAGACACTACTAATGACGGAACAAGAGAAAGCACTTTTAACTTATCTTTTGATTCAAGTTCAGCAAACTACATTACAAAAGTATTTAGTGAAAATCCACAAGATACAAACCAAAAATTGTATGTTTACTCTAATTTCCAAAATACACAAAATGAGTATTTAGGAACTGGTGTAGACCAAAGTGTAGCTGACGTTGTAACGATACAAAGTGGTTCAGATGAAAACTTTTCATTTGACTTCAAAGTTGCACACACACCAGCACTACAATCACAATTAGTAAATGGAGCAAGAACTTCATTGTTCAGAGTTGCTACATTAGCACACGGAACTAATCAAAATACTAAATATCGTATTGGTATATCAAATGTTAAAAGAGCAGTTGATGTGGCCGGTAGTGATTATGGTTCATTTGATTTACAAGTGATTGTAAATAATCCAGGACAAAATGATGATGGAATTGTTTTAGAAAACTTTTCTAATCTAAACCTTGACTCTGATTCTGATAACTATGTAGTAAGAAGAATTGGAGATAGATTTATTACGATTGATTCAAATGGTAAATTAACCACAAATGGTGATTATCCAAACCAATCATCTTACATTAGAATATCAGGTAAAACAATCACAAGTGCAACAACAGAAATTTCATCTTTGAAAGATTTGGAAGCTATACCAGAGGAATTAGTTCCTATGGGATTTGACGCACCACTACAAACAAGTGTTATAGATGTATCAACATCTATACCAAGTGGTAGTACGGTCGCAGCAGCATATCCAAGTGCTTCATATCTTGGAACATCAGGTTCGATAGCACAACTGAATGGTCGTGGAACATATGACCAAAATGTATATTATGGCTTTGACTTCAATAGTATTGATAGTCAACAATATTTAGCACCATTACCAACAAGTGCAGCAGCAGGTAACAATGTTACTATGAGTTTAGAAAATGCATTCGGTAATGACGACGCATCAGTATTGGGAACAACATACTCAGATGGTTCATCATTATTAGGATTAGGAACTTCAGATTTTAGACAATTGAAATTCCAAGTTCCTTTCCAAGGTGGTTTTGACGGAACAAATCCAGCGATAGAGAATAAAAAAGGAACAGATATTGTATCAACCAACACACAAGGATTTGATTTATCAAGTGCAAGTGCAAGTGGTTCGGTAGCATACAAAAGAGCTATTAACGCAGTATCTAATCCTGATGAATATGATATCAACTTATTAGCTATACCAGGTGTTATTCATCAATTACATTCAAGTGTAACTAATCACGCAATCGATAAAGTCGAAGATAGAGCAGATTGTTTCTTTATCTTAGATGGTTCACAATACGGAAGAACAATACAAGGAGCTATTGATGATGTAAAAACATTAGATAGTAATTATGTAGCTACATATTATCCTTGGGTTAAGATTCTTGATGAGAACAAAAACAAACCTACTTGGGTTCCACCTTCAGTAGTTCTACCAGGTGTTTATTCAAACAATGATAGAATTGGACAAGAGTGGTTCGCACCAGCAGGTCTAAATCGTGGTGGTTTAACAGAAGTATTAGAAGCACAAACAAGACTAACCAACTTGGAAAGAGATGATTTATACGAAAATCGTATTAATCCAATCGCAACTTTCCCAGGTCAAGGCGTAGTAGTGTTTGGACAGAAGACACTTCAAGGAAAACCAAGTGCATTAGACAGAATCAATGTAAGAAGATTGTTGATTAACTTAAGAAAGTTCATCGCATCATCTTCAAGATTCTTGGTATTTGAACAAAACACAACAGCTTTAAGAAACAGATTCCTAAACATAGTGAATCCATTTCTTGAAGAAGTTCAAGCAAATTCAGGTCTAACTGCTTTCAGAGTAGTTATGGACGATTCTAACAACACACCAGATGTTGTTGATAGAAATCAATTAGTTGGTCAGATATTTATTCAACCAACAAGAACAGCTGAATTTATTGTATTGGACTTTGTAGTTCAACCAACAGGCGCAGCATTCCCTGAATAATAGGAATATTGATTAAGAAAAACCCCCGATACTCTCGGGGGTTTTTTGTTATGATAAAGAAGGAATAAAATTTGAGAGTTTAACCACCTAACTCACAAGGGTTGTTTCTAATCTCGTGAAACACTACATAACCCTTTCGGTTCCAAATTTGTAGTCACCGAAAACCCACGACTCAATAGGTTCTTACGATTACGATATTAACACCTATTTAGGATAAATAGCAAAGGTATCAGCATATTCAGCCAATGTATTGTATTGACTTCTCACAAAGCCATATTGTGGTTTGCTACCACCACGATACTTAATTCTAAAATTACCAGTCATCATCATATTTCTGATAGTTGGGTTATACCTAAATTCCATAGGAATACCCTTGTATAAAGCTTGTTCAAAATAAGGAGCTTCATAATCTTCCAACCTAACAGCTGGTTGATTTTGATTAGCTTCATATAATTCCATAGGATTATGATTATATCTATAATGAGTAATGGTATGAGTTCCATTTTCTACATACTCACCAGCTTCATTATAATACCCATAAGTGTTTGGAATTTCTCTCGTTACCAAAGCATCTTCATAATTCCTTGTTTCAATTGTTGTATTTTCAGTCATTTCGTTTTCCTTTATCATTATCATAACACTATAATATACAAATACTATTTGTAAATGTCAAGCTTTTTTTTTAATTATTTTCTTCAAAGAGTTCTTCTTCACAATCATCACAAAGGAAAAAGCCGTCTATTTCAACACCACACTCTTCACATATTATTTCATCAATCATACTATAATATACAATGAATAAATGACAATGTCAAGTAAAAACTTCAAAAAAACTTCTAAAAAGATATGATTAGAACCCTACACTTTTTTTGATTTTGTTATATTTATTACTGAATAGAAATAAATTTATAGGAGAATTCAAGTGGCTTTTGCAGACCCAAATGAAATATTTTTTACACCTTTTGAACCTAAATTAAAAAATAGGTTTATTATGGAAATAGACGGAATACCAGCGTATCTCGTTAAAACAATGGCAAGGCCATCAATCGCCTTCGATACAGTTACTTTGGACCATATTAATACAAAAAGATATGTAAAAGGTAAAGCATCTTGGCAACCAATTGAAGTAACTTTATATGACCCAATCGTTCCAAGTGGAGCACAAGCAGTCAATGAGTGGATTAGACTACACCACGAATCAGTAACAGGTGTTGACGGATACTCATCAGAATATAAAAAAGATATCACTTTCAATCTATTAAGTCCTAATGGGGAAAAGATTGAACAATGGATAATTAAAGGCGCATTTTTAACAGCAGCAAACTTCAATGATTTAGATTTCGCATCTAATGATGTTGTTGAAATTGGTTTAACAATGCAGTATGATTACGCAATACTTGAATTCTAACGGAGAAAATTATGTGGGCAATATTTAAAGATGATAACGATTACAATGAAAAATCAATAATTGGATTTGCAGCATTCGCAGTAATGACAATATTCGCAGTTGTTGATTTAGGAACAGGAATCGTTGGAAAAGATTTAGTTATAAATGATATGGTATACAACTCGTTTGTATTCATAACCCTTGGTTCTTTCGGTATCGCAGGTGCTGAAAAAATTATGGGTAAAAAATAATAGTTATTAATTCTTAATTAATCAAGGAGTAAAACAGAATGGCTGAAAATCAGTACGGATTTCCTACTGAAGTTCTATCTTTACCTTCAAAGGGATTATTGTATCCCGAAGATAGTCCTTTGCGTAGTGGAACCATAGATGTCAAATATATGACAGCAAAAGAAGAAGATATATTAACTTCAACAAATCTAATAGAACAAGGTGTAGTGATTACTAAATTGTTAGAATCAGTAATAGCAGACCCAAAAGTTAAATTAGATGATATGTTGTTAGGGGATAAAAATGCACTTATGATTGGAACTCGTATTTTAGGATACGGAAAAGATTATCAAGTTATAATTACCGACCCCGACACAAATGAAAAAGTTGAGTGTGTAGTGGATTTAGCAAAGTTGGATAATAAAGAAATAGATGAAGACCTTTATTTAGCAGGAAACACTTTTGACTTTACATTACCTAATTCAAAAGTAGAAATAAATTTCAAACTACTAACACAAAAAGATGAAAAACAAATAGAAAAAACTCTTAAAGATTATGAAAAAGCTGAAAAACTTACAGGTATTTCATACAACTTAACAACAAGATTAAAACATCAAATTCAATCAGTTAATGGAAAAACTGACCAAAAAACAATTGATAATTTTGTTGATAATGAATTCTTGGCATTAGACACTCGTGCATTTAGAATATACCAAGAAATGATTACACCAGACATTGAGTTGAAGTTTGATTACACGAGTCAAACAGGGAATCTACATAAAATTGATATCCCACTCGGGATTGGATTTTTTTGGCCAGCCGCCGAGTAATAGGGCGGCCATTCACGAAGAACTCTTCAACATCGCCTATTATGGAAATGGGTTTAATCACAACGAACTCTACAATATGCCAGTTCCTTTGAGAAGATTTTATGCTCAAAAACTCGTAGAAGCAAAAAAAGAAGAGTCAAGACAAATCAAAGAAGTCAATAAAAAACCTAATCAAATACAAAGACCAGATATACAAAAATCTTAAAATTTGATATTTATTGATAGGAAAAAACTATGAATAAAAAATTTATAAAAGAAAATAAAAAACAACTGAGAGAATTTTTCAGTAAGGCGATAGCTGCAATTATAGCCGCTAAAGGAACTTCAAAAATCCACAAAGTGATTGATAAGAGTCCTGAATTAAGTAAAAAAAGAGCAGACCTTGTGAAACATTCAAGAGATTTAGAAAAAAAAATTAAACAACGAATCAAAGATAATCCAAAAGCAGCGAAAGAGTTAAAAGCTATGGCTCGCAGTATTGGACTTAATGTTTAAATAAGTTTTTTATTTTTCAATCACATAACCAACAAAGAGAATATTAATGGCTGAAGAAAGCAGAAGACAACAGGCAGCAAGAAGAGCAGAGGAAAAAGCTCTTGAAAGAGCTCGAAAACTTGAAAAACAGGGTGAAGATACAGGAATGGACATTGTTAATAACCTGATACAAAGAGTCGAACTTCTCAATGAATCAGGTGATGTTACTGAAGAAATTCTTAAAAAGTCAGAAGATTTAGAAAAGCAGTTTGTCAGTTTTACGAAAAAAATACCGATTGTTGGCGATGTATTAGAAAAACAACTTAAAGAAAAGATTAAAGAAACAGGTGGTTTACAACAAATGGTTTATGATAAACTTATTCAAAGTGCAGACGGAGCAAAAAGTTTTTCACAAGTATTGAGAAATTTAGTCACCAGAAATCCAATAACTGCTTTAATAGCTTCAGTAGTGGCTTTATTCGCAATTATACGAAAAGTCAGAATGGCAGCAAGAGATTTAGGTCAAGACTTAAATGTATCGACTAAACAAGCCCGAGACCTTTTGATTCCACTAAAATTTCAAGAAACCAAATTTAAAGTTATCGGATTAGACGCTACAAAAATTAAAACCACATTGGGAGAAATCGTAAATGAATTTGGTTCATTAGAAAATGTTACTGCAAAAAACGCAGCTAATGTTTCTCGTTTAGCACAAAACACAGGAGTAAGTGGTAAAGAAATAGTTCAATTCAATAAAGTAATGATGGACTTAACAGGTTCGTCCTTTGATGTCGCAACCAATATAGCGCAAACAGCAGTCAATATGGCGAAATCAGCAAATGTAGCTACGGGTAAAGTATTGAGTGATATGGCTTCAAATGCAGAAACATTTGCTAAATTCTCAATGGACGGAGCAAAAGGATTAGCAGAAGCAGCTATTGAAGCAGCAAAAATAGGTGGTAGTTTAGAAACCATATTGAAAGCAGCTGACTCAGTATTGCAATTTGAAACATCATTAACTAATCAGTTTAAAGCACAAGTCTTGACTGGTAAACAATTAAATCTTGAAAAAGCAAGACAATTATCATTAGAAGGTGATATCGCTGGATTTACAGCAGAAATACAAAGTGTCATTGGTGGTTTAGGTGATTTACAGGCCTTAAATGTTGTTCAAAGACAAGCAGTCGCAGATGCAATCGGTATATCAGTTAGAGAACTACAAAGAATTGCCGCAGGTGAACAAGCACAAGAAAGAGAAACCGTACAAGATAAGCTTGATGTTTCAAATGGTTTTCTGAGAGAAATAGCCGGATACACAAGTGAGACTGCAGCAAAAGATAATTCAGTTGAGGTAATACAACCAGTATTTTAGGAATAAATAATGATAGAAATCAATCCAGAAAAATTAGTAAGAAATGTATCAAGGTCAGGTGAATTAATATTTCGTGGTGGATTGGCATTACAAGCAGAACTTGGTGCTCAAAATGTTCAAAGATTTGCAAACTTCTTAACAACACCACAAGGTAAAACATTTATTTTACAACAAACAATATTACAAACACAAAATGCAAAACGTGGAACAAGAATTTATAATCCATTAGCTCCTGCATTAGCAAAAGGATTACCACAAGAATTTACAAAAAGAAAACCACAAAGACATCTTGATACTGGAGATGGAAGTTTACAAGGTTTATTCAGAAATATAATCGGAAGAGATAGACCAAGAACTCAAAAAGAAAATGCAGTTAGATTTTTCGACAACAAGTTAAATAAAGAAGTAAATCTACAAGTTCGTTATGGTGGTGAACCTGGACAATTGGACCAGTTTCCAAATAGAGAGGGAGTGTTAACTAATAAACCACCAGAAGACTTTATAAAGTTTAGAATTAGAGACGCAGTCAACGGGAGATATATTATTTTTCCAGCTTTAATAAGTGGTATAACGGATAATTCAACAAACAACACAACATCATTTAGCTATATTGGTCGTGCAGACAAAGTTTATGTTTACGGAGATTATTCAAGAAGTATTTCGTTTACCGTTGATATCGTTGCACAAAGAGAAGAAGATATACCGATTATTTGGGAAAAGATTAATTACGCAAAAGGATTAACATTACCACAATACAAACAATTTTTTGGTAAAACTGGCGTGACCGATAATACAAGACCGGTTGCACCAATAGTTTATTTGACATTAGGTGATATGTTCAATGACGCACCAGGTTTCTTTAACTCAGTCAATTTAACAATACCTGAGAACTCAACTTGGGAGTTGAAAGACGGCAGACAAATGCCACTTCTATGTCAGTTAGCTTTTGATTTCCAATACATTGGAAAAGAAAATCCAACAATGACTTCAATGCATTACGACAATATATCCAAATCTTTCCCATTTGAAGAACCACCAGTAGATAAAACATTACCTACACCAGGTAGAAGACAACAAAGAAGAACACAAAGAGACGCAAGACGAGAACAATTCCAACAAGATTTAGAAGACCCTAATGTTTCAAGACGACAAGCCAGACAACGAAGAAGGCAACAACGAAGACAAGATACGGAACAAAGAAGACAAAATACAAGGTTTGGTACATAATTATGGCTAGAAGATATAACAAATCAAAAATATTCAAAGATGAAAATGGGACACAATATTTAAATCGTATTGAGTATCCTTCAATTCCAATCAGAGATGATGATGTTTTTATTCGTGGAGTGTTTGGTGAAACCTTTATGAACATCGCTCACAGATTTTATCAAAATAAAGATTTTTGGTGGGTAATCGCCAGAGCAAACAATCAAGGTAATTCAATTTATACCACACCAGGAAAAGAATATCGTATTCCACAAAATATTAATTTAATTCTACAAGAATTAGAACAATTAAATAAATAATGATTAAAAGAAGACAAATACACCCGCAAGTGCAAAAAGCATTGTATAGGAAAATTGATGCTATAAACAGACAACAATTAACTGATGAACCAATTCCAACCGGCAAAAACTTTTTTATTGGTGGAGCATTAGAACCACAAGATAATTCCAGTCCAATAGAACAACAAATGTATCGTAGTTGTTTTGCGAGAGTAAGTGTTGCGGTGCCAGAAGAAATAGAAAAATCAAAAACCGAATCAACAATAGTTCATCAACCTATCAATATATCAAGTTATTTAAAACGAGATGAAAACAATATCTTTCAAGTAAATCAACCAGTTACTTTTCAACAAGGGTTTGAAGAATCAGAGGACAATCGTTTCAGAGGACACTCAGGTATAACTTCAATTAAAGCGTCTCAACAAGAATACTACACATACAAATATACAATCGGTTGGGTGTGTCCTGACCCTATATTTTTTGAGGAAACATTTGAACCAAACTTTTTAAAACTTGGAGCTTATTGTGCAATTGAATTTGGTTGGGGGATAAATGACCAAGGTATTGAAGTTGAAGACTTAACCATTGAAGAAATGATAAATTTATTAGATAATGGTGTTCAAGATAGAAATTTAAAGTCAGCAGGAAACTATCAATGTGGTGTTGGAACCGTAACTAATTTTGATTGGAAAATACAAGAAAATGGAGTTTATGCAGGAGACTTAACTATATTAAGTATGGGAGCTAGTCCATTACTTGAAACACAATCGCCAGGAAATTCATCAGATGAAGCAAATGTTGCCAGATTAAAAAACTTAACAGAAAAATTAGCACTCGGTAGACAATTAGCAAAAGACGGATTATTAGAGGATTCAGATAAAGAAGAACTACAAGATACACTTCGAGAAGTTATAAAACTACAATCCAATACCGTTACATTTCAATCCGCAATGAAAAATTTAGACGCCGTAATGGACACTTATCTCGGATTAGCAGATGTTGACGCAGAAAATATTGATGACGCAACGACAAAAATTTTAGCAGGAGCAGGAGCAGGAGCAGGGGCAGTCTTAGGAGCAGGTTTCCCACCAGTTCAACTTTTATTCGGTGGTGTATTGGCGGCGGGTGGAGCAGCAGTAGGTGCAACACTTGATTGGTTAAATGCCGGAAAAGCAGTTGAAAAAATAATTGAATTTGCATCCGAGAGTTTGAAAGATTCATCAGACATATTAAAAGAAGAAAATAATCCATATGCAATTTTTCATCAAAAGTTTGATGCGGACAAAAGTAAAGCTCGTGAGTATAACGAAAAAGATGTTTTTCTTGATGACTTTACAAATGAAAGTTCAAGAATCGATTACATATTTAAAGACGGATTGTTAAGAATAAAACCAATAGATTTAGCTTTTCAAACAAAAAATAAAATACCAGAAAAACTAAAACATAGATACTTCGCATCTTGGGGTTGGTTTGAAGATATAATTTTAGGAAGTTTTTTTAATTTAAGTTCTGGTGATACTACGATTCAAAAGGTAAGAAGTGTTACTGATGAGGGTAAAGTAAATGGAGCAGGCCCAAAATTACCTGGTGAACAAAATAAATGTTTATCACACGAGTTTTTATTCTCAATGGGATTAGATAGTGTAATTTTACCAAAAAAACAACACCCAATATTAATGAATGGATTTAATGATTTTACTGAACAAGAATTAAAAGCCGCTCGAGTGGCTTATCCAAAAGAAGAACGAAACAATATGGCAAGAATTTATCATATTTATAATTTGATTGATAGATTATATAAACCATTTGAAGTAGATAAACAAAACCAAATAACTAACGAACCTTCTGAAAAAGCAGGTCCAAACGGTGAAAAACTAATATTGAATAGTAAAGGACAATATTATTACATTGAAGAAGAAAGTGGAAACGCCGTCATAATTCCAAGAAGAAGAGCGGGTAGAGTTGGAAATATAAGAAATATGGTATTTCCAATTGAAATGTTTCAAAAACATTTTTCTGAAATGAATTCACTACGACAAGGATTAAGAAACTTTTGGGCAGATGTAACAAATCAATATGGTGGATATTGGGATTTTAAGATTGGACAAGACGCAGACAAAACAAATGTCATAGGTGTTTCTGATTTAAATCTATCGGAACCAAAACAACCAGCGAGATTTGAAAATTTATCCGGTAAAGAGGATTATTATGATTTCATAAATACGAAACCAGACCCTGAAAAAACATTTGTATTTTCAGTTTTTTCAAAAGACTCAATCGTCACATCATTTGATGTTAGTTTAGATTTAAGTGCTGAGGCAGCTACAATTGCTAGATATGGTTCAAATACAAGTCAAGCGAAGTTAAATGGTGTTGATGTATTGGCGATTAAAGCTTGGAGTTTAATTAATAATGCTGAACTCTCAGAAGATGTTAAAGACCAACAAGAACAAAAAAGAATAGAAAAGTTTAAAAATTTAGAAGTTTACAAAGATTTAAAATATCCTACTGATGACGGAGTTGGTCAAGGATATGTGCAAGACAATTATGACTCTAATTCAAGTGCGTTCGCTTCAAGGCCGTTAGCAGATAATAAAGGTCTTAGATTTGGAAACATAAAAACTATCAAAGAAGATGATGCGAAACAAGCAGAAAGAATTGAAAACCAAAGAATTCAATTTATAAAAGGTGTTGGAATCTACGATAAGTTTGGAAACTTCTCTCAATATTTTAAAGGAACAATGAATTATATTATCAATTCATCACTCGAAGATGGTTCTGAGTCATTAATTCAAACAAGTGAACCATTATTACCAGTTACATTATCAATGGAATTGGACGGAATCGGTGGATTAAGAGTTGGCGATTTGTTCAAAGTAGATTACCTGCCAGTAAAATATAGAGACTTTTGTTTTTTTATGATTACAAAGATAGACCATAGTGTTGAAAGCACAGGTTGGTCCACGAGTATTGAAGCGGCTATGATTGCAGATTTACCTTTATTTTGGACAGGTAAAAAAAATGCATTAAACAGACCAGTTAATTTTATGGAGTGGTTTGAAAGCACCACATTTGATTTAGAAACATTGATAACAGACTCAGATAGTCCATTGTTAACTAATGTTCAAGAAAAAATAGACCCATTCCAAAAGCAAATCGCAGATATAAACTCATTGGCATTTGGACCAGAAAGTAAATATCAAAAAATAAAAAACGAAACCAATGAACAAAAAACAGGCATATTTGGTGGATTCGTTAGAGAAAAAATTCAATCTGCAAATAGAGCGGCTAGAATAGCAGCTCTTAAAACAAGAATTAGAGTTAACATAATACAAATGAACAATACTTTTAACAGATTAGAACAAAAACTAAGTGCTCTTGGTGATATAAAACTTACCTATACGGACTTTTTGGGTGTACAACAAACCACAACTGCAAATGAATTGATAGCTTTATGTCAACAACAGAAAGCAGATGTTGTTAAAAAATTAATAAAGATTGATTTATACAATGAACCTACTGATAATTACGATAGTGTTGCAACAGCACAAGATATACCACAGGCGGGCTCTAATCCATATGTTCAAAATCCAGAAGTCGGTGGTGACCCACTAGCATAAATAAATCACATTTTCAAAACTATAAATACTATTTATAATAAAGGTTATAATGATTATAGTAAATACAAATACACTATTCAATCAACTCAAACAACAAATACAATCTAAACCATTTGTATTATTGCAAATGTATTCTGATGTCAATGCGCATCCACAAGAAAATCGTGTGAGTTGTTATTATGTTGATTTTCAAGACGAACAATATATCGTTCCGATTCACCATACAGAAAAATACCAAGACGAAATACAAATGATTGAAACCGAACAAACCATATTCGTTCAAGACTTAAAACACTATTATCACAACACATTGGTGTTCGGTAAAGATATTCGTGATATGAATTGGTCCTATTATTTACAACACAATAAACCTTACGATACTGAACAATACTTAACGAATGCACATCATCACTATAATAGATTACACCACGACAAGAAAAACATCAATGATATTGTTCCATTGGTCAAACATATAGAATACTTAAAACCAATAGCAGAAAATTTATTTGAACACTATACTGAACAAGACCAAACTTTATTGGAAAACCTATACCAAATAGAACGAAACGGATTGAAAACTTACGAAAAGATAGTTTATTCAGAATACAATCCATACACTTCAACAGGTAGACCAAGTAATCGTTTCGGTGGTATGAACTTCGCCGCACTAAATAAATCAGACGGAAGTAGAAAACAATTCATTAGTCGGTTCAACAATGGAGTTCTGGTTGAAATGGACTTTGATGCTTATCACTTACGATTAATCGGAGAGATTATCGGTTATGAGTTTCCACAAACATCAGTCCACGAACATATGGCAGAACTATATGGATTACCTTATGATGAGGCGAAAGCTCTATCCTTTAAATATTTGTACGGAGGAATCACAGATGAGGTATCGGACAATCCATTTTTTTCAAAAGTAAACGATTATATTAAATTACTCTGGCAAGACTATAAAACTAACAATTTTATTCAGTCTTATATTTATAATAGAAAGATATATAGAAAAAATCTACACGATATGAATCCAAACAAGTTGTTTAATTATATGATTCAATTGATGGAAACAGAAAACAATATCAAGATTTTAAATGAATTGCAACCTAAATTACAACAATACAATAGTAAGTTAGTATTGTATAATTATGACGCATTTTTATTTGATTTCAATCCTGAAGAAGGATTAGAGTTTCTAAATATCGTTAAACAAACTATTGAGAGTGATGGTAAGTATCCAGTTAAAATTGGTAAAGGAGTTAACTATCACGATATGCAAGACATAACGGAGAAATTTAATGGTTAAATTAAAAAGTTTATTGAAAGAGTGGAACGACACTTCTTTCAAATCACTACCAAAACGCTGGTCTAAAAATGTTAACGACACGAGAGACGGACTAACAGAATTAGAAAGAAAAGAGGGTATAGCACACCCAACAAATCAAAAAACAGATTTTACAAAACCTACCGTAGTTCATTTATCAAAGAAAGAAATGGAAATACTACACACAGAAGGTCAAATAGAGACAGACGGACTAACAATCATTTATGAAAAATAATTGGGACAAAATACTTTTAGAGTTAAGTTATAGGGTTTCTACTGGCATTCCAGATTTATCCAACGAACAACACTTGATGAAATTATGGGACATTTTAAAAGAACATAATTGGAATCTTGATGCGAGAGTTGAATTATTAAAGAATTTAGATGAAGCAGTCAAGCCAAGATACTATCAAGCTGATAAAGGACAATCGCCACCAAAGGGAGCAAAAACTGGTGTAGGGCCGAAAGGCGGAACTTATTACTGGTCTAATCCAGATGGTTCCGCAGCAGATGAAAAAGACATACCTGAGGGAGAATCCGCCGATAACTTAGTTAGTTTATACGAAAAGTTTTCAGATAAAAAATTATCAAAAACACAAATAGCACGATTAGAAAGACGTTTTAATAAAATTTCTGATTTAGATAACTTATCATCAGATGAAATATTTGAAAGAATTACAGGTAAAGACGAACCTAATATTGAACCAACTACATCAAGAACAGAAACAAAGAAAAGAGCAGAAAAACATAGAGTTGATGTTTTTGAAGGAAAAAAGACAGGACCAGGAACAGTAGAAACCACTCAACAAGAGGAATTAGCTAATATCGGTAGAGAAATAGCTAACGAACCTGGCTTCAAAGAACCACCACCATTATCGGAACAAATAATTGAAAGAGTTAAAAGAGATTATCCTGATACTAAACTTGCAAATAATGATAAATTATTAAAAAGACTCGCAAAGAAATCAGACGCTGGTGCAAAAACTATGGAAAGATTAAAAAATAATCCTGGTTGGAACTTTGCGGAAGAGCAACCTGACGGACACCCTATCCATACAACAGACACTAATCTTGTAAGAGATGAATTAATGACAAAACTTAAACAAGCCGAAGAAGACGGAGATAAAGAAGCGATTGCACATTATAAACGAGAGTTGTATTTTTATCAAAAAAAGGCCACTAAAAGAAATGTAACTGGTAAAGAGGGAGACGCTGACACCGTGATAATGTATACTGATAAAGACGGAAGAACAAAAGCAGTTTATGTATCAAATAAACAAACCATTGGAGACCAATTAAATAGTTCAACTCTTAATTCATCAAAAGAAGCGATTATAGAAAACATTGAAGAAGTTGTTAAGTCAATGAATTTAACAGAGGAACAAGCGAAAGCCATCACAAAAACAACTATTGATACAACTGAAAGACAATATAAAAAATCAATGGAGTTCAGTAAAACTTACACAGAAAATGTTAAAAAAGTTGCGGACGATACAGAAAAAAGAAATAAATTAAAAGAACCTGGCATTAGTAAAGCCATAAGTATAGCCGCCTCAGTTGACCAAGGCGCTTCTGGTAAAAAGAAATTCGTAGATAATATAGATGAGGATAGGTCACAAAAGTATACGAGGAACGCTCAAGAAGCACCAGAAGTTCAAGCAAAACTTTTAGGTGAAGAACCAGCACCAAACAACGACCCAAAATCAAAAGAATACAAAGAGTGGAAAAAGGGAATAACTGAAAAGTGGGGTAATAGAGATAGAGAGTATGACGCGGAAGAAACTATACAAGCGACAATAGATGCGACCGGAACAGGTGCACTAAATGATGTTGGAGACGGCTCAAAAGCTGCACCATATTCATTGACAAGAGCAACACTCGTAACAAGAGATTTAAGAAATAGAGTTCAAAAATTAGTTGACGGTGGAATGTCAGTTAAAGAAGCTTGTAAACAAGTTTCGGAAGCTGAATCAGATGAGGGTAAACTTTATGGTGGAAAGTTTTCGGCAGATGATGTTGAGGAAATTTATAATAGTAATGAATTAAAAGAATTAGAAGATGCGGAAAGACAAAGAGGTAAAGACATAGCTGATATGTATGATGCGACCACTAAACAATTAAAGGAAGAAGATGAAAAATGGGCGAAAGAAAATGGCGTTGAAGATATTCCGCCTAAAAATGGCCCACATACACAAGCTTATGTGAGAGGTTGGTTACAAAGGTCTCACTTAACTGATATGATTAGAGGAACTTACGAGGGACAATCTATGATGGAAGTTGGCGACCAACCAGTATCACCAAAAGACTTTCGTAAGGCGTTAGGAGATTTACTTGGATTTGAAGGGGACGCTGATGACATAGAAGCATTAGAACGACACATAGTAGAAAACCTTGTTCCATCAGAAGACTCACAAGAATTAGTATATAGAGACAAAGATAACAAAGAGGTAGTTATTGGTAAAGATACTCACAGAACTGACGGTAGAAACTCTAAAGTTGTAGCTCAATATGGACCTGCACTTCAAGCAAAAATTAAAGAAGTAGCAAAGGCGAATAAAGGTAATTAATGAAAACTCAATTACTATGCACCTTTACCACTAAACAAAGACTTAATGAAGTCGTTGATATCGTTGTAACGTGTAATGATGTATTGTATGAAAAAATATATGTGTTTCAAAACACCAATGAATTAAATCAATTAATCTGCACATACAATGTTGAACACCAACCTGACTATCAAGAAAATATAATTGATACCATATCACTTCACAGAAAGAAACAATCCAACACACTCTACACAATCAACGCACTAAACGAAGTCATCAGAGAAAAGAATGATGGCGTATTAGACAAATCATATATGGTTGATTGGTTAGAATTCGAAAACACATTGTTATTAACAAACGAAATCGGTTTACAAAAAATACCAACAAAGATATTCCAAATCATAGACACAACCACTTGGGGAAAAAAATAAAAAAACACTTGACATTGTCAAAAATTCTTATTATATTATAGTGTAAGTTTTTTGATAATTGATGTAGGAAAAAAAAGTTGAGAAAAAGCTTGACTTTTTCATTTTTTGTTCTTATAT